AATATTCTTCAGGGTCTTCATCCACTTGAAGCGGAAATTGTTTGTCTTGTAAAAGATAAGAAACTTCAAAATAAATATAAAATTACTAAAGAAATTGTTAGTGAGGCATATCCCGATATTCAATGGGGTGGTCGTTCATGAATGTGCTTTTAAAGGAGAAATCGAAAATGGCAGAAAAAAATCAAACCAATAAAGTTCTGCCTAGTGAATATGGATGTGAAATTCTTCTCGAAAAGACCACTCTTGATAAAACAAAAGATTCTTCATTTCCAAATGACGCATATTTAATTTGGTATAAAGTGGATGAAGAAATTCACATCGATCTTGTAAGAGGATCTAGGGTCCGTATTTTTGATATGTATTATGATAAGTATGGATTAGGATCTGTTCAAAAAATTGATTTTGGATATGGAAGAACAAATCCAAAATTGTGGAGATATCAAAAACCAGAAAAGAAAAAAAAGAAATGAATAAAGGATTTAATAATGATCTTGAAGTTCAATTTGAACTTCCTAAACAAGATTTAAATAAACTTTTAAAACAATATAAAAAAGTAAAAAAATATCAAAAATCATCTCTGTTTGCTATTAAATCAATGGATGGTACTGAAGAGATTGTGAGTTCATTGATTAAGGAAGCGGAGGATAATCCACTGTAAATGGGTAAGCATTATCTACTTAACTTGTATGGATGCTCGTTTGTTCTTTTGGATGACGAGCGTTGTCTTATTGACCTTTTAGAAAACGCAGCGGTTGCTAGTGGTGCTACTGTGATTCAGACTATCTCAAAGAAGTTTGAACCACAGGGAGTCACTGTAATTTGTCTGTTGTCGGAAAGTCATATCAGCATTCATACTTGGCCGGAGGAAGGTAAAGCAGCAGTGGATGTCTATACCTGTGGTGATTGTAATCCAAAGATTGGATGTGATATTATTATTCAGCAACTTTATGCTCAAAATCATACGTTAAGTTATATTGAGCGATAACTAAATACACTATACCTGGAGAAGACTATGCTCTCTACTCAATACCGTCTTCGCCTTGAAGCAATCTGTGAGAGAATTGTAAAGGGTGAATCTGTAGAGTTAAATGAAATGATATGGGCGGAAAAGTTAGCAAAAGCAAATCGTTCTGCCTCAACTATTCTAAGACAAGCAAGACGCCGTGCCGCTAATCCAGATATGCAGGAAGGTGGTATGGATGATTTTCTAAATCAATTAGATTTAGGCGATCCAGATCCATCAAATCATAGAACGGGATTTAATGGTGTAGATGATATTATTGACTTCTTTAGTCAAGATAAACCAGATGACTGGCGTACTAGAGATTAATTTGGTATAATATTTTACAAAGTTTTTTGTATAGATATGCTAACAGGTCTATAATGACCTTACGTTCATCCCTATGGGACGGAAGTAAGCCGACGCGGAACGGATCGTTCATTCGCTATTCGCAAATAGCGAACGCAAACGCCGACTGAAGGAACGCTCTTTAACTTAAAAAACTAAGGAGAAAACCTAATGTCTAAAGTAGTTTATCGCGGTATCGAATATGATACTGAAAAGCGTATTCAGTATCAGCAACAAATGATGCAACAACCTCAACAATACAATGAAACCTATCGTGGTGTTAAGTTCGTAAAGGAGGGGCATAAGTGATGAAGAAACTTAATGTGTTGCAACTCATAAAAGAGCAAAAGCAAAAAGAAGAGAGGCGCAAAAAAGCATCTCTTGCCACTCTATTGGCGGCAAAATAACATAAGAGGGGGACTTGACTCCCCCTCTTTTTTTATGTATAATTACCTTTGTCGAGGTTGATAAAAATGGATAGAGAAAAGATTAAGCTCATTGTAAGAAACCTTGAGACTTTAGTTGAATGTCTTAAGAAAGAACTTGATTTTGAAGTTAAAGATCCTCAATATGAGGAAGTTAAGAATTTTCTAGCTGATTACGACGAAGTATTTTATGACGAGGAGGATGAATATAATGTTTGATGACTTTGAGTTTATGAAACCAGAAGTAAAACTTGTATCTGTTACACCAGATGCAGAGAAACATATGGCATACTGTGCTCGTGTTTCTAATCCAGCAAACCAGGAGAATGATAAGTTTGCTGGACTACTTAAGTATTGTATTCAGCATCAGCATTGGAGTATCTTTGAACAAGCTTCAATGACTGTAGAAATTAATACTACTCGCGGTCTAGCAGCACAAATTCTTCGTCATAGGAGTTTTACATATCAGGAATTTTCTCAACGATATGCTGATAGTACGCTTCTTGGAAAAACCATTCCTCTTCCAGAACTTCGTCGTCAGGATAATAAGAATCGTCAGAACTCAATTGACGATATTCCTGATTATCTTCGCCTGACTTTGACAGAAGACATTCGTGTTCATTTTGAGCACTCTATGCGCCTCTACAATCGCCTTCTAGAGAAAGGAGTAGCAAAGGAGTGTGCAAGGTTCGTACTGCCTCTAGCAACGCCTACACGCCTCTATATGACCGGTTCTGTAAGGTCGTGGATTCATTACATTGATTTGCGTTCTGCTCACGGCACACAAAAGGAACATATGGAAATCGCAGAACTGGTACGTTGTATTTTTACCTGCCAATTCCCTGCAGTATCTGAAGCACTTGGTTGGACTCGTGAAGGATGCTCCGAATGCGTTGATCCTCCTTCTATTACTATTGAATAAATATTCTCATATACTATGGAGGAATAAAGTTGGCAACGTATCCAATTTATAATAAAATTACTGGAGAACAAAAAGAGATTGTTCTCAGTGTTCATGAGTGGGATCAATGGAAAAAAGATAATCCAGAATGGGATAGGGATTGGAGTGATCCATCAACTTGTCCAGCATCTGGGGAAATAGGTGAAGTTTATGATCGATTAAAAAAGTCTCATCCAGGTTGGAATGATGTACTTCACAAAGCATCAAAGGCTCCAGGATCAAAAGTAAAACCAGTTTAATTTTTTTATATGGCAAGAAGAAAAAGAGTAGATGATCAACCGATTGGTGTTGGAATGACTGCAAAACAAATAAAGCGCAAAAAACCAATTAGTGCTGATTTGATGAGAGATGTTGAACCTCTTACTGAGAATCAAAAACTTCTCTTTAAATCATATGATTCAAATCAAAATATTGTTGCTTATGGTGCAGCAGGTACAGGTAAAACTTTCATCACTCTCTATAATGCACTTCAAGAAGTTTTAGATGAAAGGTCTCCTTACGAAAAAATCTATATTGTAAGATCTCTTGTTGCTACTCGTGAGATTGGTTTTCTTCCTGGAGATCATGAAGACAAGTCTTCTCTTTACCAAATTCCATATAAGAATATGGTAAAGTACATGTTTAATATGCCAGATGATCCATCTTTTGAGATGCTCTATGGAAACCTTAAGACTCAAGGTACAATTAGTTTTTGGAGTACTTCTTTTATTCGTGGAACTACTCTAGACAAATCAATTATTATTGTTGATGAATTTCAGAATCTTAACTTCCATGAATTGGATTCTATTATTACTCGGGTTGGTGAAGATAGTAAGATTATGTTCTGCGGAGATGCCACTCAAAGTGATTTGATTAAAACTAATGAGAAGAATGGTATTATTGATTTTATGAAGATTCTTCGTGTAATGCCATCATTTGATATTATTGAATTTGGTATTGAAGATATTGTTCGTTCTGGACTAGTTAAAGAGTACATCGTAGCAAAAACTGAATTGAATCTATGACATTTATTCATCATAATTACTTGGGTGATATTGAACTAGAATGTAAGACAACAGAAAGCATCCGTCTTTATAATCTACCTAATGGAGGATGGGTGCCTTCTATTACTTCTGTAACTTCTTTTTATAATCGTCAGATTTTTATTGATTGGCGTAAAAGAGTTGGTCTCGAAGAAGCAAACCGAATTACTAAAAAAGCAACAGCAAGAGGAACTGATTTTCACCAAGTGTGTCAAGATTATCTTGAAAATAAGGAGTTGAAGTGGGATGATTATCAACTCATGACAAAACATATGTTTCATCATGCTAAACCATACCTAGATAAGATAAATAATATTCATGCAATCGAAAGAACTCTTTATTCGGAGTACTTGGGACTTGCTGGAAGAGTTGATTGTATCGCAGAATATGAGGGAGAACTTGCAGTTATTGACTTCAAGACTTCAGAGAAAATAAAACCAGAAAAGTGGATTGAAAACTATTTTGTACAAGAAACTTTTTATGCTGCGGCATACTATGAACTAACTGGAAAAGTAGTTGAAAAACTCATTACATTGATGGTCACTCCTGGTGGAGAAGTAAAAGTGTTTGACAAAAGGAATAAAGGAGACTATATTAAACTATTAGTTCGTTACATTAAAGAATTTGTACATCACAATACTGGGTCAAATGGAGAATGAGTTAGAAAAAGCACTTGAAAATAAATTCATTTCTTCTGCAAAATTTTCTGAAGAAATTGAAAAAATAGTATCAAGTCAAAAAGTTAATTATATTGATGCAATAGTATTTTATTGCGAACAAAATACTATTGATTTAGAATCTATTCCTAAACTTATATCAAAACCTTTGAAAGAGAAGATTAAATATGAGGCAATGGAACTTAATTTTCTTAAAAAAACTTCCCGTGCAAAATTGATCTTTTAATGATGCCATTCGATGCTTATCGTGAATACCTTGCTCTGAAAAATCATTTCACTAAAGATAGTTATGATTATTTTAAATATAATAAAAAGGTAAGAGCAACAGTTCAATCTTTCTACAAACGTAAGGACAGATTCTGGTTTGAAAAATTAGCAAGGCAAAAATCAGAGCAAGAAGTAGTAGAATTTTTTGTTGCTAATTTTGCATCTTGTCCTGATCCAGAAACTCTTTGGATAGGTGAAATGATCAAAGAAGGTGAGGAAAGATATCAAACCTGGCAAAGGAAGGTTCAATCTCTTTCTTATGTCTTTAAAGAAGAAAGTCAGTCTTTATTTGAGGAAAACAAATTTGATGATGTCTTCAATTGCACAAAGGGACATCCTCCACTCCTTAAAAAATTTTTGAGTGGTAAAGTATCATTAGAGACAATGGTTCTTTATGATAAAATTTTTGATTATTCAAAGAATTTTAATAAGAAACTTCAAGATCCAGTCTGGGAAACAGTAAGTCGTAGAATTAAAAAATATAATCCTTTTCTAAATATTGACGTGTTTAAATTTCGAAAAATTTTAAAGAACGTTATTTTGGAGGATAAATGAGTTTTTTTAAATCAGAAGTTGTTCGTTCAGAAATGACTGAAATTGCAGAACTTCAGGAACATATCTATGGAAACATTTTTAAGTTCCCTACAATGACTAAAGAAGAAAAACTTGAGCATGTTGAAGTTCTTGAAGAACTTTTAGAGAAACAAAAAGTTCTTTATACTCGATTGAGTTTATCTGATGACCCTGAAGCAATTGAAATGAAACATCGTGTAATGGAATCTGCAGTTATGATGGGAATACCAAAGGGGACTGATATGAACATCATCTTGACTAATATGTCCAAAATGCTTGAAGTGATGAAAGAGCAGATTGACAAAACGGGTTCTGACTGCTAGAATATATTGGGCTAGACAATCCCTTAAGCAAAGTCACAAAAGCCAAATACAATTTATAAAGGTAATCTAAATGTCTTTTGAATCTCTTAAAAAACAATCTTCCCTTGGTTCTCTTACACAAAAACTTGTGAAAGAGGTTGAAAAAATGAGTGCTACTACTTCTGGTGGTACTGATGATCGTCTATGGAAACCCGAGATGGGAAAGGATGGAGTAGGATCTGCAGTGATCCGTTTTCTTCCTGCACCTGATGGGGAAGAACTCCCTTGGGCAAAAATGTATTCTCATGCTTTCCAAGGACCTGGTGGATGGTATATTGAAAATTCTTTGACTACTATTGGTCAAAAAGATCCTCTTGGTGAATATAACCGCGAACTTTGGAATACTGGATCTGAAACGAATAAAGAAATTGTTCGAAAGCAAAAACGTAAGCTTAACTATTACAGCAATATTTACGTTGTAAAGGATCCTGCAAATCCCCAAAATGAAGGAAAAGTTTTTCTTTTTAAGTATGGTAAGAAAATCTTTGATAAAATTATGGAAGCAATGCAACCAGAATTTGAAGACGAAGAACCTATCAATCCTTTTGATTTCTGGGCAGGTGCTAATTTTAAACTCAAAATCGTAAAGAAAGATGGGTATTGGAATTACGACAAATCAGAATTTGATCGTGTAGCACCTCTACTGGATGACGATGATGCTCTTGAATCTATTTGGAAGAAAGAGTATTCTCTGACTGCAATTACTGCTTCAGATCAATTCAAGTCTTATGAAGATCTTGAGCGTCGTATGAATATGGTTCTTGGTGTTAAGAATTCATCTCCTACTCGTTCTCGTGCAGTAGTTGAACAGGAAGACGATCTTGAAGAGTTTGTTCAAACTCCAACCCCTCAAGATCGTGTTGTGGAAGAACTGGAACAGTCTTATGCTCGTTCA